GTTGATTTGGTTGTTGTCTAGCATTTTGTAATCCTATTATTTTTGCGTATATTTCAGCTTCGTTAGGGTCATTAATAACTGCATCTGGGTCAAGGTCTAAAGTGTATGCCAGTTCTTTTATTAGTTCTGGTATTTTTACAAAAGGTGCTATCGCAGGATTTTGTACACTTTGTAAGAACATTGTAAGTCTTTGTGACCTAACTTCTTTTTGCATTAAAGAAGAAGTTCCAGTTGCTATGATTTCTAAATCACCTTGTATTTCTAAATCACCTTCATAGAATTGCATATTCCATTGAAAGTATGCTTCGCCCAATGGTTTTAATAAAAAGTCATCTAAGTTTTTGACAACTGTTTTAATATTTAGATTAGCCGCACTAAGTAACATTGACATACCCGAAGCTGTTCTTGTCATACTTTGAACACCTGTTTGTCCATGTGAGTATGAAGGTATACCTGTTGACTCATCTGCCAACTGTCTAAACTTGTCAAACATCATCATATTTTCTGTTGATGTGTTTGGAAACTTTAATCCATGAATTGCTTGACCCGGCATACCAGCTTGTCTTCTGAATATTTTACCCGGATATACATCCATGTTTTGACCTGCTACTAATGCTGACTCATCAACATCAAAAACAAGTGAACCCGATAATGCTAAATTATCAATAGCCATTCTTGCATGACCATTCATAATCTGTTGTGCATCATTCATATTTTCTGGTACACCAATACCAAAAAAACTATACGGATTTTTTTCGTAAGGAAATGCGTTGTATGGTATACGATATGGTTTAAATGGATTAAGAACCATTCGTAAAACTCTGTTTTCAGTTACCCAAGCATTAATTTGAAATTCACTTTCATCATCCATCTCTACTGGAATTTCTAGTTGTGAATCTTCTAGGGTTTTTCTATCTACAATACCCCAGTATTCTAATACTTCGTATCTGTCGTATTCGTTTTGAGTATAGTCATCTTCTTGTCGTATTTGAGTTTCATAACTTCTATTACGATAGTTAGGACCATCATCTAATGTAGCTAAGACTTCATCTTTATTAAAGAAAGGTCTGCTTAATAAATCTCTTAATTGATTTCTATTTAGTTTGTGTCTATGTATAACATATTCACACTCTTCAATATTTTTAGCATTTGGGTCTGGATAAAAATCCCAAGCACTTACAAATTCTATTCTTGGTACTTTAGCTTCTTCTGGGTTATATACTCTTGAACCATCATCACCTAATTCATACTTATGTAAAGTTTTATTAAAAGTAAAAGGACCTTTAATAATACCTGTTCCTAAAAGTACAGACTCAAATAAAGCGTTTCTTAATTCTTGTGAACCATTTGATTCATCTATTTCGTCATGGATTAATTTTTCCATGCGTCTTGCTATTTCAGTTGCCGGTTTTATTTGCGGCATATCTGGAAGAGGAGCTGGTCCTTCTTCTAAACCTGTTGGTTGTATAGTATCAAATGTTGCACCCGGTTCTATAGTTTTCCCATCTCCTTCAAAACCAATTGGAGACATTTCCGGTTGAGGGGAAGTACCGGGTTGATAATTTAAATTACCTTCTATAGTCGGGGCTGACTGTTGAAGATTGTCTCCCATTTGCTCTTTGAGAGGATTGAGGTGTGCAAATTTTGCCACACCTTCTGGTACTTTGGTTTCTTCAACAGAGATGGGAAACTTATTAGCAGAAAATAATACATCTACTAGTTGTCCATATGCTGCAAGAACTTTAGTCTTAGTTACTTTTACAAATACTCTTGACTTTTCGTGTTCTCTAAAATGAACATTTTTGTAGTATTTCCCACGATAATTATGAAATGCTTCTAACCATCGTTCTTCATCACTACGCCTAGCTCTCTCAGATTCATCAAACTTGTTGTAGACAAAACCTGCTAGTCTTGTAGCTTCTACTTCTTCGTTAGTTTCCTCATTAGAGTTAATATTATTATTATCGCTATATTCTGCCATATCTTCCTTAATCTATATTATACACCTACTTGTTAGGTTTGTCAAGTAAATTCTTTTGTAAATAAGGCAACAACCACTTGTTGTCTCTCAATACTTGAACAAAGTAATTAGTAAAGCTATTTATTAATCGTTCTTCTTTTGAATCCCCATGTAAAACACCCCCATCTCCTGTTTCACCAGAAATATAAGCTATAGCATGGAATAATTCATGTAGTACAGTATTGACCTCATCTAGCTTTGTTAAATCAGCTTGTATCTGTATTACATTTTCTCGTTGTATATACTGACCATAACAGTCAGTTAAAACATCTTTTTTAAAATCTGGAGTAGTTACCTGTAGTTCTATGTCTTGATAACCGACTTTAAGATTTTGTTTATCAATCTTTATCGCTTTTACCGCCATACATATACTCCTCCTTAGAGTGTCTAAAGTTATTAGATTTACTTGTATCTATATCTGTTTCCGGTTGTTTGCACCATTCTCTAAATTGGTCTTCCGGTCCGCCCATATCGTTTAATCTAAATATCTTTGGAGCAACAAACACTTGCTCTATATGTCTTTTCCTGCGATATTTCATCATATCATCATATGACATAACTTTGTCATAGACTTCGTTTGTTTCTTTATTTCTAAATCTATATACTGGCATTTAGAAATATTTCTTTAACATAGCTATCTGGTCATCATACTTAGCTATAATCTCTAATTCTTTTTCTATTGCTTCTAATATATCTGGATGTTCACCTACTCCTACTGGATTTTTAAGGTATACTTCAATATTAGCTTTATGTTTTGTTATATGTCCTTCTGCGTGTGATACTAGTCCGTCTATTATCATGTTTCTCATATTTGTTATAATCCAATCATCCATTGTTTACTAATAGCCAAATGTAGGGTCAGAAGGTGTAAATCGTTTTATTTCTGCCATTTCTCTATATGCTGATGGTTTTTGCGGTCTTGACATAATTAAATATCTTAAAGCATCATAAGCATGGTCAGATGATTTAGTATCAACATCCTCTGTTCTATTTGGGTCTATTGGTATACTTTGTAATTCTCTAATCATATTAACACAAGTAGAGAATATTTGTAGTTTAGGTCTGCCCGTTTTTTTATCCTGCTTTAAATATTCATGCATTTGGATTTTACCTTGTATTCTATTCTTATCTGCTGGTCTTAATTTGTGACCTGCTCGGACCAAAGTTTCGCCTACAGTTGGTCCTCCTACGCCAGTTCTATTCCAAGCTGCACTATCTAATACGCCTTGAACACTTCTTCTCTCTTCTCTTTCGTATTCTGTTATCATATCAGATAAATCTTCACCAGTCAATCCTTTTTTATATAGTTCTCGGTAAACTATTAAAGTATCATCATCTGGGTCTATAGTAGCCCAAATACAAGCTGACTCTGAAGCATATCCATAATCCAGTCCTTTATACCTCATCCAATGTGTAGGTATCTTAAAAGGTGGGATTACATGAATCTCTGGATTAAATTCTGCAAATGCTGCACCTTCGGCAACATCCCAGTTACCTTCCAATAATTGTTTTCTTTGTATTGGAGGTAAAGATTCCAGCATTTTTTCATATCTACCATCTTCTGATAGGTATGGGTTATCATCTAACCTTGCTGGAATAAACTTTCTTGATAGTCCATCTGGACCTTCAAATGAAGTATTTGGTGGTGAAGGGTCAAGATATCTCTTTCTTACCCAATGTCCACCGACACCCCCGGGGTTTGCAGTACACCTGATATAAGTTCTTATCTCTGGGTCTGTTGTTCTTAATCGTGATTGCAAGTATTGAAGTGGAAACTCGGTGGGGTATTGTGTTAATTCATCAATACCTATCCAACTATAAGCTTGACCTTGATACCGATATACATCAGCGTCTCTGTCAAGATATCCGAACTCCAATGTTGCCCCCGAAGGAAACTTCCATAACTTTTCAACTTCTCTAAATTTAGCTCCGTTGAAAGCTTTTGGATATAGTTCTCTTGATTTGTCTATTAATTCTCTTAGTTCTGGCATACTTCTTCTTAGAAGTAATGCTCTATGGGAAGGTCTATGCATAAAGCGAAGTGGGTCTACCAACATCGCATAAGACTTTCCTCCTCCTGCTGCACCTCCATATAATACATCTTGTTCTGATGAAGCAAGGAAATCTGTTTGTGGTCCTTCGTTTGGTTTAAAAACGATAGACTCTTTATTTTCTTTTATAAAGTCTCTAACTTTCTTTGGAGCTTTGTCTAGCTCTGTTTCAGTTATGACTGTATTTTTCTTTGTTGTCTGCTGTTTCTTTGGGTCTACAGCTAATTCAACCTTTGTTAAAACTTCTTTTTTACCTTTTAATGTAGCTCTAGCTTTAGTAAGTTTCTTTTCTAGTTTTTTAAGTTCTTTCTCTTTATCCCTTAATTCTCTACGAGCTTGTAGTTTTGCCTTAGTTTCTGCGGATAAATGTCGTGGAGCTTTAGAACCCTTTGGTCTTCCTGCCATGTTCTATCCTCTTTTATCCAATAAGCCCTTTTGTCGTTCTTTATCCACAATTTTCTTTAATCCTACCGCAGATATACTTCTGCCCGTTTTATAGGATAATTGTTCTGCTGCTCCTCTTAGCGACAGAGAGCCATTCATAATGTGTTCCTTTGTTTCCTGTAGAGCTTCTAACTGTCCGTCAATGGGTTCTAGGAAACCTTCCACATCTGACTCCCTGTAGCCAAAAGGAATAGTTGAGGTTGTTCTACGCTTTAATGTCACTTCGTAGTCCTGTTATTGGAAAACTTTCAAACTCAACACAGTATGCGTTCATTTGTGTTACAAGCTTATAATCTAAAGGTTTATCATCATAAACATCTAGTAATTCTTGTTTTGCTTGTAAACATTCATATTCTGACGGGAATATAAATCCATTGTATTTTACTGACGGGGCGTTTGGAAACGACATTAATACCATCATAAACCATATTTTAATCATCCTCTGTATAGTCTCCTTCTATGACAACTTCTTTTTTGTCTGGTAAAAGGAATATACCTCCGGAAACATTGTGATTTACATTAATGTTTTCCTTTTTAGCAACACCAACTCTATCTAATAATGTCTGGGCTGCCTGTAATTTCGCATTTACCTGTGGTATTGGCTTATCACTTTCCAATACTTGTACGAGTTTTTGTGCCGCCCTAGGTGCAGATTGTGCTAATATAGTATTTGCGGTGTCTATAATCTCTTGTTTGAGACTTTTAACCACAGCATAATAGCTAGTATCTTCGTAACCAGCTATTTGTAAAGCAGTTTTAATATCACCACTAGCTTCACCGCTTAAAGCATCAAGAAACTTCTCTTGTTTCTCTGTTAACTTGCGGTGTTTACTAGAATCTACTCTTTGTAAAAAACTCATAGTACCTATTATACACTCTAGTTAACACTTTGTCAAGCTTTTTTTTCTCTTGACAAATCTGAAATAGGGTGTATAATTATATATAAGACCCTCCGGGGGTTTAACACCTATAGTATAAATAAATATATATAGTTCTAACAGGACCGACCCGTGCCTGTAATGCAGCCCGAAACTAGTTAACACTAATAAACCATAATTTTGTATGACATTGTTATATATGTGCCGGGTAGTACCCATGCCACCTGCGTAGCCCTATGCGACAATCTGTCAAGTCTACAAAAAACATCACGCCTAATTATATATTATATGTCAAGTTACACTATAACATATATAAATCTATTTGTCAAGTATAAAAATAAAAAAAAATATTTTATCTAGTTAACGAATTACTACAAAATATTACAAGCTTATATATTAATATTTATTCTACTATTATAAATTAAATTATCTAATGTTTTTCTATACTTTTATAATTTATACACATTTTTTTAAAATAACTTATTGACATTACATTTTATATATGCATATTAGATATTAATTAAATTATAGTGATTTAATTTACTCTTTAACATTGTAAACGAAAGATAAATATTATGATAAAAGAAATATCAAGAACTACTCAAACAGCATTAAGAACATTTGAAACTGATGTAGAATTAAGAAGCTTTGTAATTAGATTTCAAAATGTTGCTAAAAGATTAAACAAAATTCCATACTTTGTTATATCTAAAAATATGAAACAATTAGAATATTACTTAGTATCTGTAAAATATTAGTTTAATCTTTTTAAAATCTAACAGCCCCGCCCTAAAAAGCGGGGTTTTTTTATGTCCAAAATTTCCCAATAGAACAAAACAAGAACAAATATAAATCTTATTATTACCTTAATATTGTCTTAATTATGACAAAATTATCTGAATGGAACTTAAAACAGAACAAAGCAAGAACAAATAAATCTTAATCTTTTCTTATTTTTGCCTTGATTATGACACAATATTTTTTTATTATATAAATCATGAAACAAAAAAGACTAGATAAAAAACAAAGATTAGAGTTAAGAAAAAAACTTATTTCTAATTATTATGAAAATAACTTTTACTCTATTTCTAGTATCTATAATAATATAGGTATGAGTTACAGGGGCGGTAAATCTAAAAAAGCTAGATACGCTGGTTATACAAATTAATTTAAAAAAAAGTATTGACACAGCTTTTTAGCTGTGTTATAAAGGAAAAACAAAGAAAAAAAAGAGGTAAGAAAAAAAGATAAAAAAAAATAAAAAAAGTTGTTGACACCAAATTAATAAAGTGTTATAACTAAAATTATAAAGTTAAGTTTATAAATTCGAATAAAGTCGTTAACTTAACTAACCAGATAGAAGGGTTTAAAAATGAATGACAAACAATTTTGGATAGTTTTTTTAAGCGGTATTGC